CGCCACGGCCAGCGCTGACCAGCTCAGCCACACCAGCCGGGTGGCCGGTTCGCGCCAGCCGTCAGGCCCAAAGCTGTTGAGCACGATCACTGCCAATGGCAGGGCCAGCACAGCCCACCAGCGCCAGCGTTTAAGTTGATTCATGGTTTTCCTCCGATTGCAGACAAAAAAAGACCCGCACAAGGCGGGCTGCGTTGGGGGCGGTCATCGATCAGACCTCGATGGTCTCAAACGTCAGCGCCGGCGCCGGGCCCTCGATGACGCCATCACGCACAAAGGCCAACGCAGCCACGGCCACGCTGGTGCCGCGCACGCGCTGCTGCGCACCGCCGGGCCAGGTGACGGTGCTGGCGCCCTCGCTGGTGTGCACGGCGGCCACGGTGGCCACCTGCAGGGGCGGCTCGGGCAGCAGCTCGCGCAGGGCGCGGTAGAGGTTGGTGGTGGGTATGTTCATCAGACTTCCTCCATTTCCAGATGGCGTTCCAGGGTGACGCTCTGGCGCACGCTGGCCATGCGGGCGCTCACGCTCACGGCGCGCACGCGGGCACGCCAGGGCGTGGCGGCGTTGATCTGCACCAGCTGGCCCACGTCCAGAATGCCGGGGTCGCCGCCGGCGCCGGTCAGCACGGGCAGCTCCAGCGTGATGGCTTGCTTGGCGCCAGCCGCACCCAGCACCGCCAGGCCGCGCTGGCGGGCGGCGTCTACGTGGGTGATGAGCGGGTCGGTCACCATGGCGGCCAGCTTGTCGCCGGCCGTGCCGGTGCGCAGCACGCGTGCCAGCACACCGGTGGTGGTGCCGCTGGCGTACACGGCGTTGATGTCATTGCCGCCCCGCTCTTCGGCCGCCACGGTGATCAGCGCATCGGGCGCCAGCTCAACATCAGCCGCGCCCGCGCCCCATGACCACGGCGCGGTGGGGTACGGGTGGCGGGTGAGCAGCGTGGGCGCGCTGCGGTGGCTCAGCACATAGCCGCCTGCCGCCTGGGCAATGGCCATCACGGCGGCCAGCGGCGTGCCCTGGTGGCTCCAGGCGCCGGCGGGCACCAGCCAGTCGGTCAGGCCCCAGTCCAGCGCCACGCCGCTCAGGTCCAGCGCGGCAGCGGCCAGCTGCTGGGCGGTGTACGGGACGGCGGCGCTGCGGGCCGTCTCACGCTGCCAGGGCGCGCCCACCAGCGCGGTGGCGCTGCGCCCGGCAATGCTGACGGCGCGCTGGCCAAATTTCTCGCTGCGGCGGCGGCTCTCGACGGCAAAGACGAAGGCGATGCCGTCGACCATGATGCGGATCTGCGCCGGCAGGCCGTCCACAGGCGCCAGCAGGTCAAACAGCGCCGGCGGGCCGCTGGCGGTGAATGACCAGGCGAAGGAGCCGGCATCGGCCCCGATGGTGGTCAAGTAAATGGGCACGTCGGCGCTGTCGGGCAGGCGCTCGGCGTACAGGTTGTGAACGGTCATGTAGAACCTCGCAGGCAGGATGTAGAAAAGCGCGTCGGGCGCGGGGCCGGGGTCGACTGGGGCAATGACCATCCAACTGGAGCTCAGTTGTCGGCTGTATCGCGTCCAGGGAATCCATTGCGCCATGTCCGTCTTGCGTGACTTGCCCCAAGGGATCAGGTCTTGCGGCTGCAACACAGCCAATGGGCCGAGCCAGTGGGCGTTGCGCTGCTGATCTTCGGCGCGTGACTTGCCCCATGGGATCAGGTCTTGCGGCTGCAACACAGCCAACGGGCCGAGCCAGTGAGCGTTGCGCTGCTGATCCGTCTTGCGCGACTTGCCCCACGGAATCAGGTCTTGGGGCTGCAGGACGAACATGGGGCCGAGCCACGGCGATGCCTTGCCAGTGTCTGTGCGGCGACTTTTTCCCCAAGGCGACAACTTCTGACGGTTCCTGGTGTGCCCCGACCCCCACTTGCCGAACACCCGGTGCGTCGCTGAGTCGGCCGCTTGGTGCGCCGCGCGCGTGGTGGGCTTCACCAACGCAGCCCGACCCCAAGGGAAATGCACACCGGCTGCCACGCGCCGGCTTTCCGCAGGGGGTGGCGTGTAGCCGAGCACCAGCGCGCTGCCACTCTGCTGCACCCCCTGCGGGCCGTAGCCGAGAAGGACGGCTGAACCGAGTTGCGCGCTCATGCCGTGTCTGACGCCATGATCGGTACGACCCGGTTCGCAACGGGCGGCGACCAGTCTGTAGCGCCTTCATCCAGGTCCACCGGCACCACAAAGAACTCAACACCGGCTGTGAACCCGGCCGGCAACTTGAAGCGACCCGCCACGGTGTCAGCCTCAGACACCATCACGCCAGTGTCGCGCCGATATGCGCGCACGCGACGGTTGACCAAGATGCCTTCGAGCCGCACTTCACCGCTCAGTTCGTAGCGCTCAATGGCGGCGGAAATGGACGCCGATAGCCCAATCGAGGCCACCCCTTCGCCCGCAATACCATGCCCCGCTGCCGCCCCGGCTGTGAGCCCAACGGATGCGGCCACGTTGCCTGCCATGCCGTGCGCAACGGCGGCACCAGCCAGGAGCGGCAAGATGGCAGCGACCGTGACAACAAAGTCGCTTGCGGTGTGCTCAACGTCAAGGCTTGAGGTGATCGGGACAACGGCAACACTCGTGCCGGCAACACCGTGGGCAGCCGTTGCGCCGGCAGTGATGCTGATGCTGGCGTGGACCTCAAGATCGAATGAGGCTGCCGCAAAGCCGGCATTTGCAGCGCTGGCTGACGGTCGGGTGTAGGCCGCAGCGCCAACAAATGTGGCGTCTGCCGCGCTGGCTGACGGGCGGGTGTAGGCCATGCCGCTACGCCGGGACTACCCGGTCGATCAGGTCGTTGTAGAGCGTGCCGCCGCTGTCGTCCAGCACAACGCGGTAAACCTCGTCCAGTGTGGGGCAACCAATCCGGTACGTGCCTAGCGTCGCGTCGCTTACCGTGCTGCCGACGAGCGCCCCGGTGTCGCGCCGGTACGCGCGCACAGTTCTGCCGCACGGCGTGTTTGTATCGTCGCGAACAACGCCTTCGATTTCGCCCAGCCCGTCCGGGTGCGCTCTCGTCGGCGCGGTGAAGTCAGCCGTGTACCGAGCGGCACCTTTGGTGATCCGTAAATCTTCGAGGTGCCCGGCGAAAAATTGCAAGTACGACCCAAAAAAGAGCGCACCGACCAAGAGCGGGTTGGTTGAGCCCGTGATATTCGTAGAGTTCGTCACGGTGCTGCCGACTTGCGTGCCGTCCACAAAAGCGCGTAGTGCCGTCCCGTTGCGTGAAATGGCGAGGTGATACCAAACCCCGTCGGTGGGCGTCCATAAAACATCCAGCAGCGCCCCGTCGCCGTTGCCGAAGCGAATGGTGTTGGCGTCGTTCCGTCGCTGCAACGACCAACCAACCGACGAGTTCAGGTAGTTGCAAACGAGCGTCATTACACTCGCGTGCGAGGTAAACCGCACCCACAGCTCAACGGTGAAGTCGCCCGTGCCGAAGTCCCAATCAGCACTATCGGGCACCGACAGGTAGTCCCCGCTACCGTCGAACAGCATTGACGCGCCACCAAACTTGCTCTGCGCGGTGCTGATCTGTGCGTTACCGTAAGCTGTGACAGTTCGCGTGACCGGGCTGTTGTCGATGAACGTGGTTGAGCCGTTTACACCGTTGCCATGCAGCAGTAGCTTTACGTTTGCGTAGTTGGCATCACCCGCCATGCTCAGCCCCCGATCTGGATCGTGAAGGCGTTGATCTTGATCGGTCCGCCAGCAACTACCGTCACGGTGTTCATTTTTGCGGTGGCACTGCTTGCCAGGTCGCCAACGTCCATGTCAGCGAATGCCGTGTCATCCCCACGGTAGAGACGCATCCACGTTGCCGTGCCAGATGCGTCGGCAGCGTCGTCCTGCGTGATCGCGTTGAAGGTGATCAGCCCGCCGCTGTTCGTGGCGCTGGGGTCTGCACTGAGCACCGCGGTGCCCAGCAGCGTCTGATCGGTCACTGCCGTGCCTGGTCCAGCGGGTTGCGTGCCGGTGTAAAGCTCGATGTAGCCGGGGTCGGTGTCGCTGTCCAAGTCAGCGATCAACGCTGCCGCCAAGACGGCAGCGGCACCTGTTGCAAGTCGGAAATTTGCCATATTTAGCTTTCTTCGGCGTCTACATCGCCACGGAGTTGAAGGTCAATGCTGTCGCCGCTGAGTGTTGCGCCAGGGAGCACTGTGCGAGCGATCCAGATGGGCGCGGTGGCCCCGATGGTGTTGAAGCGCAACTGGTTGCCTGCCGCCCAACCGGCACCCCATCCGGCCGCACGCAAGGTGAAGTAAGGCAGGCCGGTGAGCGTGTTCGACACTTGAAGATCAGCGCTGGTGGTGCCGGTGGCTATCACGCCAAGGTTTTCACCAATCACCTGGAAGGCGGTGGAACTGGTGAAGTTGATGCGCCAGCGCTCAGACACAGCGCCTTCGTTGAAGACTTCAACGGGAAAGTCAATGTCGTTGAATTGCCCGGTGGCCTGCGTGCCGATCAGCGCGTTGCTCCACACGCTGGTCCAGGTGTTCTGGTCGAACAAGTTGGTCACGCGCGCCTGCAGGTCGCCAAAAAGCAGGGCGCTGGAAAGCCAGGCGTCAGACGCGTCGAACGCCCGGCCCAGCGGCGTTGTCAGCGTGAGCTGACCGTTGATCTGCACGTCGCTCAGCAGGTTCAGTTCTTCGATGCGGTGGCGGATCACCAGCGGCTGCGGCGTTGCGCCCAGGTCCAGGTCAGCGGCCATGGTGATCGTGCCCGCCGCCAGGTCGGCCACGTAGTGCGACGTGTCAACGGCTGCACCCTCGGCGTCCAGCACCCACAGGTCTGACAGGCTGGTTCGCCCCGCGCTGTAGGTTGCGGCAGCCGCGGCTGTTTCTGGCAGCGTGGTGGTGAGCGTGCTGTGCAGCACCACCACGTCAGCAGGGCGGTAGATGGGCACGCGCCCGTCAGTGGGCAGGCGCACCGGGTCAATGCCCAATATGTCGGCATTGAGCGGCAGGTTGGCCAGCACCACGGCGTTGTAACGGATCGTCGCCGGGATGGTGCTTTTGGGCCGCCAGATCATGCCGCCCACCACCGCCGACTCGCTGTACCAGGGCTCGGCCTCGTTGCCTGCCGCTGTCACCATCTGGCCGAATTCAACGCGCACCACGCCCATTTCCTGCTGCACGCTGCCGCGCATCCAGGTGCCGGTGATGTTGCCGTTGGCGTCTGCTGTGCCAGTCATCAACGTGCCGTCTTCGGCCGTGGCCTGCACGAACAGGCTGGCCGGGCGCAGCGGCGAGCCGGCTGTGCGGAAGAACGCACGCTCGGCCGCCCACTCGCCATAGGCCGTGAGCAAGGTGGCGATGCGAACCGCCTGTTGCCCGGTGAAGTTGTAGCCAGCATTCCACCAGCCGATGGTGGCCAGGCCGCTCTGGTAGTTGATGACACCAGCCACTGTGCCCACGTCGGTCACGGTGTTGATGTTGGTCCACAGCAGGCCGTCGCTGCGGTCTTCGTAGTACCAGCCCGCAAACCAGAAGCCCACCGATCCGGGCACGATAGTCTCGGCATTGCGCGGGGTCAGGTTGATCACCATGGGCTGCGGGTCCATGGTGTCTTGCCGCACCGCCGGGGTGCCGGTGTCTTTGCGGTAGCGCACGCGCACCACCGATGCGCCCCATGCGTCGTTCACGGCGGTCGACGACCAGGTGTTGCCACTGCTGCTGCTCTCTGCGTTGCCGCCCACGCTGGTGCCGCCCGTCGAATCCGTCCAGGTGTTGCGCACGATTACATCGGTGGGCTTGAACGTGAGCAGACCCGTTGCATAGTTGATGGCGCCGTATTGAACCCCCAGGAAGTTGCCCGCGCCGTCATCGGTGGCAGTCTTGGCCACGACGATGTTGCCCTCATAGCTGCTGGCGCTGCTGCTGGATTCGCTGAAAGTTCGTGATGAGATCTCTGGCATGGTGATTCCTTATCCGCCCGAGGCGACGCCCGCGTAGTAGCCACCGGGTTGCAAGGTCATGCCCGTGGCGGCGTACGTGTAGGTGGTGGCTGGGGCCGTGTTACCCGGGATGGTTGGCAGGCGGTCTGCCGCCGCGATAGGCACACCACCCCAGGTGGTGACCGACTCGGGGATGTGCACGATGAATTGACCGGTGGCCGCGTTGACGTGATAGGCCGCGCTGTAGGGGCTGGCGCCGCTGTAGGGCTGAAACTTCACCGGCAAGCCGAGCGAGTTGTTCAAGGTGGCGCCGATCAGCGGATAGCTGGTGCCGGGCAGGGTGCCTTCATAGATGGGGGCCTCCGGCGCGGGCGACACCGGCGTCACGCCCGCGCCGCCCACCGTGGGTGTGGCAGGGTCTGCCACCGGCGTGACCAGGTAGGCCACGTTGTTGGACGACGCACCCGTCTTTTCTTCAACCGTCTTGTCGCGCGTGGTCTGCCACAGCACGGTCACGCTGCCTGGCACGGCCGGTCCGTCAGTGAGCGTCACGCTGATCATTCCGGCGCCGTCAGCCGACGGGCTGAAAGCGTCTTCCACCATGGCAGACTTTTCATAGTCAATCACCGGTGTGCTGCCGGGGTCGGGCAACTTGCTGGGCAAGAACCACAGGCTGCCGGTGGAGTAGACGATGCGGCCGATGCCGTCGCCCGTCAGGTTGCCATCGCCATCGTCCGTCAGCGACTGTTCGACCGTACTGGTCACGTTGCCGTTCACGTCTCGGTAGTTCACATCCCAGCTGATCGACACGGTGCCGGGCTCGATGCCGGTGTCGGGCAGTGCGTGGCGAAACACCGGCGGCTCGATGAACGCCTTGTTGCGCTGGGTCACGTGGACCGATGACCCCCAGGTGATGATGACCGACGAACCCGCATCGGGCAGCGCGCCCAGCGTGACCACCAGCGCGCCGGTGACGTTGTCCACACTGCCGGTGCCGTAGGCGGCGTCACTGCCGCTGAGCTCGCCCGCGCCGTTGTCTCGCAGCGTGTACCACTTGCCCAGGGCGCGGTAAGAGAGCGACAAACTGCCCGGGTACGGGATGGGCAGCAACGTTTGCGCGTACACCGTGCCGCGCGTTGCCAGGGTGACGGGGATGTTCATGGTATGCGCGGGGCGCGACACGTCCACGGCGGGCAGGTAGGTGAGGAAAATGTCCCGGGGACCCAAGTCCGAGTTGGCAGCAAACGCTGCACCGACCATCGATATGAACACGGTGCCCGCCTCGTAATTGACCGTCATGGCGGTCGGCATGGCGTCACCCGGCTCTGTATATCCAAATGCGATCTCAGTCGTTTTGGTACTGGTACCGTCGCCGAGGTCCGTGAACACGTTAAATGCGCCGGGATTGACCCGACCTTGTACCTTCACCACCACGGACCCCGCTTTTGGCAACTTCGGCAGGCGCAGCGTCAGCCCGGCGGACGACGGGATGATCGTTCTTGCAAGCTTGACCGGACCAATGACCTCGGTCGCAATCGGCACACGGCTGGACGCGCCCACCATCGTGATGTTCGACAGCGGCGTCTCCCGGTTGGTGGTGGGCACGATCTGTGTGTAAACCGACGCAACCTGCACCGTCAGCGCGCCGGTTTCGGCATCGAGCGTGAGCGGCTGAATACCAAAGTATCGCGACGCATCGGCCACGGTGGTCAGCCGCACCAGCGACTCTCGCGCCACGTTGCTGAAACGCGATGGCACGCTGGGGCCAACAAACTCGTACCGCAAGGTGCTGCCAATGCGCAGCGTGACGACGCGGGCGCGGAACTCGCCACGGTCATCCACCAGAGTGCGCACTTCGTGCGAAACGTCCGTGATGCGCACGTACTGCTGGTACGCGGTGACGCCGGCCACTTCTTTGCTCAGGCAAAACACGTCACCCACCTCGGGTAGCGATTCGTCTGGCGACTGGTACACCAGCACGGCGCCCTGGCCGACCAGCTGGCGGCCATAGATGACCATGCGCGACTCAGGCCCGGCGATCACATAGCTCTCGATGCGGTCACGCGCGGCGGTGCGGTCGTCAAACTCTGAGCCGGTGCTGAACAACGCGGCGTGGATCTTGTCGTTATCAGGCGCGTCGGAAATGATGGCGTGGGCGCCGGCGTACACGTCAAGGTTGGCGGTAACGACGGCGCCGTAGATTTTGCGCAGGTTGACGCGGCCATAGACGGCATCGAGCCGGCTGACCTTGGGGAAGATGTTGCCAGGCACCCCGTCAGGAATGACGTTGCTGGTGCGCCGGCCGCCGCCGTCGCTGGTGTCGCGCATGCGCTCGGATTCGAGCAGCTTGATGTCAGAGGCTGTGATGGTCATGGGCAGAGGTTCCGGGTGAGGGGGTTCAGAGTTCGATCAGGCGCAGCGTGGGCACATACCAGTCGGCCGCTTCTTCGTCGCCGTCGGCCACCTGGAACACGGGGCGCGCTTCGAAGGCGGTGCGGTCGTGGTCAAAGGCCACGTCACGCACTTCGCCGCGTAGCTCCAGCGTCATGTCTGGCGCGGCCAGCGCGGCCCAGGCGCGCAGGGTTTCGCACTGCTCGCGGGTCAGCCAGGCGGCGTTGTCGGCGCCATTGAGCGTGAGCGGGCGGCCGGCCTGGCGCACGCCCACATCGAGCACCAGCGCGCCGGTGGTGGTGTAGGTCTTGGTCTGCTGCACCGGGTGCCAGTCGTATTCGTCGGCCCACAGCAAATCGCCGGGCAGCGCGAGGGTGACGCCGTTGCAGGTGAGGGTCAGGGTGGACATTCGGGGTGGGCTCCTGTACCGGGTCTGGGTGCGCGCCTCAGCCGCCTGCCGCGCGCTGGGCGGTTTGCAGGGCGGCGATCAGGTTCGAGGCGTCTTGCTGGCTGGCCACATTGATGGCGGTGGTGCGGCCGTTGACGTTGAGGTTGACGGTGACGGTCTGACCCTTGGAGCTGCTGGACTCGCCAGATTTGCCGCCACCCGCGTTGGTTTCGTTAAACGTCCACTGTTCAGCGGCCCGAAGCAGAGCCGAGCTGATGGTGGAGTTGTAGCCGCCATACTTGCGCTGGCCGGGGTTGTTCATGTAGATGATTTCGCCCTTGGAGTCGGCGAATTCATTCGCAATGCTGCGGGCCACGGCCTCATCCGTCACGCCAGCGGCCTTCAGGAAGTTGACGATGCCGGTGCGCGATGTGAGGTCGCCCCCTGCCACCAAGCGGTTGCCGCTCTTGTCGGTGGAGAACCCTTCTTTGTCGACACCGAGCCGCTTGCGCTCGAGTTCGGCAGCGCGTTCGGCGAGCTTGTTGGCCCGCTCCTGGGCA